CAAAAGCATATTCATCCATATCTATAGATAAATGAGCTTTACTAGCTTTTAATAAAGCAGCTTTTACATGAATTTTAGCAAAAACTTTTAACATTTTATGTACAGATTTATAACTATATCCGGATTCACTAAATACTGGTCCATCTGCATAAATATCAGTATCTATTTTTGTTAAAAATTCTTCAGCAGTTGGCACTTTAAGCATCTTTAAATTGTTTTAATTTTTTAATATAATTACTATCAGCAGCATATTTAACTCTAATCAAAAACCTATGATAATCTTCATTAGTTTTTAATCTTTTCATTTGCCAAGCTTTATATGCAATTACTGATTCTTTCCAAGATTTATATTTAATAACATCTGTATCTGAAGTTTGAAATCCAAATAAAGCATTATATTTTATAAATCTTGGAGAAGTAAAATTACCAGTTTCTAGTTTAGCTTGATTTAATACAATCTTAGGATGTTTCATTTCTATGACTTCCATAAATTCTATTAACTTAGCTTCACTAAATCCTTCAATTTTAACAGTATCAGCGTAAAGTACAGGTTTAGGTAACAATGGTTGTTCTTTAGTCTTTAAAAAGTCTAATTGCATGCCAATAGTCCAACCTAAAGCTAGTCCTAAAATACTAACTGTTACAATAAAAGCTAGTTTACTTTTTTTAAATTTAGTTCTATAATCCATAGTATTTTTCTTTAATTAGTTTAACACACTTATTTACATTTGTTTGATTATTAGGAGCAAAATAATCTATTACCCATCCTTGTTGAGTCCACCAATATTTAAACAATCTAAGTTTTAAAATGTATTCATTCACCATTTCACCTTTAGTTTCTATAATCCAACCAGTCTTAGTGTCTTTGTCTAGACAACTAAAGTCAGGTTTAATTGTAATTGCTCTTAAATTATTGGTAACTTCTCCAAATTGATAAACATATTTTGCTTTCTTTTTATCTTTAAATCTAGCATTAATTCCTAATTCCTTAGCTTCATCATAAGTCATCATACGCTTATAAAGCTGATAACTGACTCCTGATGCTGTGAATTTAGGTTGAAGCTCAAATACATCATCTTCATAGTTAAAGTGTGTTATACCAGCTTTTTGTAAGGCTTGATAACATACTTTCTCTAATCCAGATCTTAATTGAACTCCTGCATGCATTACAGGGACTCCATGAGGAACTGCTTTTTTCTTTGGTTTAGAACCTACTTTAAACTTTTTAGCAAGGTTTTGTTTTCTCACCATTTCTTTCTCTTAAAATTGCTGTTGTCCAAGTATCTAAGTTCTTAATATACTTAAGTCCCATACCTGGATAATCTATTTTTCTATCTACTAAAATACCTACAGCTGTTGTAGTATTTACATTAGTAATAATAGTTTGTTCACCATCAAAATGAATATCAGCATTTAATGCAATAGCTGCTACTTTACTAGCATCATTTAAACACATAATTACTCTATCTGAAGGGATACTAAATTGTTGAGCTATAGCATCAATATAATTAAAGGTATCATTTGTAGTGATAATCCATAATTCATATTCAAATCCTTTAGCTGAATAATCATTCTCTTTGATACCTTTAATTAACTGTCTAAAATCTTCATGATTATAAATCTCAGTTGGTTCAAAGCTAATTTTAATTTTTTCCATTTTCTTCTGTTTTACAGTCTGATTCTTCTAATCTAACTTCAGTTGTTTCTTCTTTACTCCATGATTCTCGAGATACTATCCAACCATGTGAGTTAATAACATAAGCTCCATTAGTGATATACATATCATTGTTAATAGGATTCTCAATTAATGTCCATATCTTATCTATAGATATATCTCTTAATTGATCTTTATCTAGAAATAAAAATCCATCACATGGAGTATCTTTTTCTAATGTATTCTTTATTGGAGAATACTTATCACAAAATTGTGTCCAATTAATTTTTAAAATTTCCATATTATTTTTTATTTTTATATTTCCAAATAAACCCAAAAGCAGTATCTGATCTACCCGTTAAACAATTAGAAATACTACTACCTGTTTTATTTAAAAACAAATTTGCATCTTTAATAGATCCCCAAGTTTTAATAAATTCATTATTTAAAGTATATTGATTTATTTTAACAGCAGTAAAAGAATTCTCACCAAATCTACCTAAATTATTACCTTTTCTATTAAGTATTCTATATGAATGTGTTATATTTTCACTTGGTGTACACCATTCAAGATTCTTTAATGAATTATTTCCAGGATCACCATCAATATGATTTATTTGATAATTGTTAAAATTTTCAATACACTTAAAATGAATCATTAATAATCTATGTACATAAATATTAGAATTAATTCTTTTTTCATTTTTTAATCTTATAAATTTATATCCACCATTTTTTATAGATTGTTTGAGAATTTTTTCAGGATAAATTCTTTTATTATCTTTAGATATTCTACCTAATTTTTTAACATTACCTAAATTAGATATTTGATATTTACCATTGTAGTTAATTATGTCTTTCCAAACTTCCATCTTTTATTAATTTTATTATTAGTTTTTTGGCTTTTTCTGCTGATGCAGTTTGAAGAGTGTTAATCTTTGCAGATAACTCTACAACTTTGTCTTCGTGGTCTTTTAATGAGATTGTTTTTTCACTCACGGTAATTTCCTTTGTTGGTTTGTTGTTAAGGTCAGTAATCGCTTCCATCTTCAAAAACGGGTAATTCGTTAGAGCGCCGCCCATAAGAGTAGGGCCATGTGATTTACCAGTGTGAGGATGTTCGAAATTTAACCTAAATTCTGGCGAAAAATAACGGTACTCACTTTCGTTGAGTGCTTTTGTACCTTTTTTATTCCATTTAACCTTACCTAATAAAGTGTTCCCATCATCAGATAGAAATACTTCCTTGATCCACGCGAACGCCTCATTTTTCTTGTGGTCTTCGTTTATAGCTAGGTCAACGCCAACGACTTTATCGTTAAAATTCTGTACGAAACTTTTTAAATGATCTTTTGTGATATTGATTTCACCGAATACAGGATGATTTCCTTTAACTACTTTTGCTAGAGGAATTACTTCTAGTAATTTTTCAGAAACCTTTTTATCAGCTAAATCTATGTCTAATAAAATTTCTGATTTATCATTGAACATGTATTCAGAAACGTATGATGTCATGTAGTCAGCAGCGTAAAGTGTTACTCCTCTTCTTACTTCTACCTCTACGACGTTTGGGCTTAAGTTATTCGTGCTCAATAAGTTTACATTGAACGAACCTTCTTCACTTACTACATCATCAACGTAATAGTATTTTCCTTGTAGCCATTCGCGCACTTCGCTTTCGTCTTTGAAAACTTTTTTATCAAACTTAATCGCAAACACCATCGCTTTAGGTGAAAGATTTTTTTCTTTGATAAAATCAGAAATCTCAACGTCAACGTCGATGATTTTTTTGCATCTCAATTCCGATGTTAAATATGCCATTTTAAATTACCCCTTTTCCTTTACAGTTAAAACATTCGACAGTATCCCCGTTAGGTAGTTCTCTATTGCCCATACCGTGACATAATCCGCAAGCTTTAACAGGTTTTAAAATTTTAATAATCATAATGTAATACTCTTAATTTGTTCCGCTGTAGGTGAAAGAGTAGAAACTTTTAATCTATCTACACCTTTCGAAGTTTTTAAGTTCGCTCTTAGATACGACTTACACCCATGATGAAGAGGCGGAGAGTACCTAAGAGATTCTGCATCGTTCGTTAAAAATGTCGTTCCTGCTAGCGCGCGACAGATAGGAGATTTAGGATCACCGTTCATGAATGTGTATGAATGAATTGTTTCAATCACATCATCACTAAAGAAAACAGCCTCGCGTCCTTCATTCACCATTAAAGCAGAAACATCATCAGCTTTAATCGTAATCTTATTTGTAAACTCTTCTAAAGATTCTTCCATGTTTTGTTTGATGACGTCAATATCTGAAGATTTTCTTTCGATAGAAGAAAAAGAAAACCCAATTGCAGCTTGCATCTGTGCAAGTGTTTGCTCTTGTATCATCTGAGTTTGTTTAGAAATTAAAAGTTGAACGTGTGTAGGATATTTTTCTAAATCGGAAGCTAATTTAATTTCTCCGATGTCGTACTCTCTTCTAATTCGTTCTATGTGAACGTCTTTCGATGAAAGTTTTAAATCTGGTTTACCTACTTCTTTTTTCGCCATTGCGATAGATAGAGAAACTGTTTCGCTTAAAGATTTTTTAAGGGCGTCTCTAAATTTTGCTTGGCCCCCTAAAGTAACAGTCGTTGCATCTTGTTTCTTTGCTGTAGGTAATTGCTTATAACGATTAACTATATCAGCAATCATTTTATTGCCAGAAAAACGAACAGATGACTTAATAACTTCATCAATCTTTTCTGATTGTGCATCAATTAAATCAGGAACAGCGCTAGACTTTGCAGCGAAATAATATTCGCTTAATTTTAATTCTGTCTCTTCCTCTTCGTTTTCATCAGGATCAGATGGTGTTGGTGCTTTAGGATCATCCTCAGTTGCTTTTTTATTATCAATCATAGCACCTTCCATTTTCTTAGGAAGATTATTTGCTTTTCTTACGAAGTCTTCTAACTGCTCATCTACTACGATTACGCCCGCATCAACATAGCCCTTGATAATCTCCATTGCTGCCTTACCATCCTCTTCAGTAATACCAGAGCAAGTTAATCGCGGGAAAACCTCGAAGGTTTCTCCAAAATTTAGTCGCATTAAATTAGGAATTAATAAAAGGTTAATAGTGTCGCAAACTTTATCGGCTAGGTATTGAATACCGTTTGTAAATACCGATGATGAAACTGATGTACCTGCTTGGTTTCCAGAGTTACCGCCGATTCCCATCTCTAAAAACATACCAACAACGGCACCTGCGATTTCTTCGTTCTCTGCTTTAATTGCTACTTGAACTTTCGCAGGATCAAATGTTGTTGTAGCAGCAAAATTTAATTCGTATCCATAAGGAACTAAGAACGAAGCATCTTCAGCAAGAGTAAATCGTTTTAGCTGATCATCAGCAGCAGCGTATTCTTTTGATTCGGGGCTTAGGTCTTTTGGCAATTTAAGAATAGGAACAGGAATAGCAGCACGTTCAATACCGATTGCCTGTAGCTGTTTGTATAAAAGTTTTCTTTTATAGTTTCCGTAAAGCATACGACAAAAAGGATAACCAGAATCATCACCAAGTCTTTCGTTAAAGAAAATCATTAACGTTTCAGCAGGCATATCAACATCGACTTCAATATCACCTGATTGCTTTTGGTGAATCGAAATAAGTTTTCCTGTGCTATCAAAGTTCCATTTGTCTAATGTTTTCTGTGCGCGATAAGCGATGTTTTTTAATCCTGTGTAAGAACCAAAAACTTTATCTGTATTATTTGTGTGAACTATTTCAAAAACAGAATGTCCATACCAAGGGAACGTTAGAATTTCATCTAGCTTCGCCTTCCACCCAGCAGGAATATCTTCGAAAATAATTTTCTTCATCAGCGCTGCTGCTTTGATATCTTTTTCATCATCGCTTGCAGGTTCGATATCCCACTTAGCTGATTTAAGCGGATTGTTTACAGCATGGTAAACTTTTCTGATTTGCGAATCTGATCTAACCATCTTTTCAAAAATGATTTGTCCCGACACGCCGTTAAGTTCATTAATGTAGTCTGATTCAATTTGAGATGATATTGCGAACGTTCCTGATCTACCACGTTCAAAAGTATTTTCGACAGGCCTTTTAGCTTCGCTCATTTCACTAGATGATTTACTAGGTTCTTCTGCCATTAACAATTCCCTGTTATTTTTAGTTTAATAAATTTTAGAAAATATTGAACAATTAAATTCGAATAAAGTAAAAATAAAAATGCTCGGACTTACAAAAATAAATTAAGCAGTATCCGAGCAAGGCTTTAGGGTAAGAAGGCCGTATGATCCCACGGCATGGCGGCCCCAAAGGTTTACTCCCGCCGTAAGTTTAATATGTACTTACTTTAATCCTACTTTTATTTTTTAGTTTATCAAACTGATTTCTAAAACTATTTGATTCAACGGTAGATGTTTCTTTTCCTTTGAATAATCCGAACGTAGGTTTTAAGTGACGTGCAAAGTTTGCAAGGGCAAGTGAATCAGATGAATCGGGAGATTTCTTTGTACGCTTTTTGAAATCGTCTTTTGATTCCATGATCAACTTCCCAGACTTGGCAAACTTATACATAAGAGAAACTGTTTCAGTCTGGTATACTTCCTCGTTAGGCATCGAAAGCGTATCTCTCAAATCTTGGTTTAGAAGATCAAATATATAAACTTTAGCGTTCTCGAATCTTTCGTTAAGTTTTTTATTTTCCTCTTCATACTCATGAGTGATCTTCATACCGAAATGGATTTCGTGAACATAAAAATATTCCGGTAATTCTTTTAAGCGTTTCATCTCACGAAGGTTGTCATACACACCGCCGCCCACTCCAGTACAGTCGATTGCAACGTGTGTTTCTTTACCAGAATCTCCCGCCCAAAATGCAGCAACAACACGGCCTGTAGTCGCAGCGGTGTCTTCTTTCATGTGAACATATTTTGCAGCAAAAGAAAAATCTGTAATCTCTGTTATCACTGTAGAATCATCACCAAAACGGGCAACGTCAACACCGATGTAGCGCTTAGAATATTCATAAACTCGATCACGATTAACTGCTGCTTGCATCGAATCCCATTTAACAACTACGTCATCGTTCTTGTTTGGAAATTCGCCTAAAATTTTACTTTTGGTCAACGGATGATCGAATCCCCATTCAAAAATTTTAGCTACGGCCCATTGTGCTGAAAGTAGTACTTCATTGGGCTTTTTATAGTTTTTGATACGTTTTAAACGCTCATAATCGGATAAAGTTTTAAGGTAATTTATTTCGTTTTCAAGTGTCTCACGGTTAACAAAGCCGTTTGCAATCATGTTAGGTGAATCAAAGCAATTGATAGTAACAGTATGCCATTCTGATGAGCGACAAATATTAAAAAACTCAGATGTCGTAGAAGTAGGGTTAGCGATACAAACCCATTTCACAATCGCACCTGATGTTAAAAGCCCTTCCGCCATTGTGTAGATGTCTTTAGTAACACCCGTTGCTTCATCAAAAACAATCATTACGTGTTTGGCGTGGAAACCTTGGAATGATGATCCCTGCTGTTCTTGACCATCGCCTGATGCCGCTGCTTGAGGAGAAAAACCCATCGCATACCAATCATCTGAAATCTTCCACGATTTTTGTAGACATTTTCCACCCAAATCGACTTTAGATTTTTTAAATGATTTTCTGATTTCTCCCCATAGGAGAGTTTCTACCTGACGGTTCGTTGGTGCTGTCGTAATGACAATTGAGTTTTCATAATTTGTTAAGAACCAAGGAACAACAATTCCGCCTAACGTGAATGTTTTTCCTACAGCGTGACACGCTTTAATTGCAACACGGTCATGATTAACAATCGACTGAAGAATTTTTTCTTTTTGGTATTTCTCAAGAGTAGTGATACCTAAAACGTGCTTCGCCCATCGCGCTGGTTTTTGTCTGTTTAAATCTCTTTGCCTTTTGTATTCCCTTAGCTGTTCAGGGGGCATGAGCGCTAGAGGATTATTCGTCGTCATCTGGTAGCTCACTCATGTGAAGAATAAAATCGGTGTACGACATTTTGCTTAAATCAGCTACGCCTTTCACGTTGTCTTTAGCAAAAGTGCCTGTATGGCGTCCTAGCGCTTCAATAGCTTTGTCTTTCGACATGAATGTGACTTCGTATTCCTCTGTCGTTGTAGAATTATAGCGGCCGTTCTCTTGCTCGTTCTCAAATGTTTTCTTTTTGATCTTCACGCCCTGTACGAGCATACGAATATTTTCAGGCATCGCTTTAAGCTGCGCACCTGACATAACCTGAACGCCTTGGGTGTAGTCAGTTTCAACAATGTCAACATATTTTCTAACTACGTAGGTTTGGTCGATGTGTAACTGGTCGCGTCGTTCTTTCAATCTTTTTTGTAGATATTGCTGCACCGTTGGATCGCTCAAGTAAGTGGACGCAAGGGAATGGACAGAATGGTCGATAGGACGGTCAAAAACGGTCGAATAAGCCTTTGAAGCGTTAAAGTTAAGCAGGTATGCCTCTACGAACTCAATAACCCGTTCTTGGGCGGATTTTGGCTTTTTAGGCTTATCCGATTTTTTGGTTTCTTTTTTTGCCATTTGTGTCATCCATAAAAGTTTTGTTGTTTTCTTAAGCTTTGCATGAACCTCGAACAAAAACAAGGTTTTACGTTCAAGGTGCAAAGGTGTAATTGAGGGTGTAGTCGTAAAAAATGAAATGCACCTAAAATAATGCGATGTATAAATTAATTATTACTTATACTTATATTACTTTAACACTATGAACGGTTCAAAGGTGCAAATGAAATATAAAGTATTGCAGGTGAGAAAAATAGAGATGTATATGTAACGCTACATGGTATAAATACACACATAAAATACACACATAATAAATATACGTATAGAGTTTTTTGAGCATTTGCACCCTGCACCTTTGCATGCGTCATAGAAGGCAAGGTCATGTAATCGTTGAGGTTTTCTGGATTTTTTTAAAAAACATACATTTTGCACCAAGAACCTCTGAGGTCATCAAAAAACGTAAAAATAACTTCGGTGATTATGTGACGCATACATACTTTAAAGCGCGTCAGTGCAATAGACGTGCCAATAATTTAAAAGTATATACGAATTAAAGGCACGCCGAATTATAAATAAGAACTATATATCTGAAGATGAGTTTGATTGCATCGGATTCACCGCACCAATTGAAGCTAACTCTCCGAGTCCATCAAAGTAACGCACCCCTTGAACCGTTTTAACCTCATAACCTTTAGCAGCAATCCTTTTGTAAAAAACTGCTTTAGTTACCAAATTATAACGATGACCGGAATCGTCCTGCCATTTGGCAAATAAATCCCATAGAATTTTTCTTTCAATTTTTGAATTTTCATGCTTGACAAGTCCAATAT